TGAAAATGAACTTTTTGCAAGAGGTTATTCAAGAGAATACATTGAAAGTTTATCACCGTCATATTATGGCAGGTAACTCAAAAATAGGCGAAAGTTACCTACATTATTAAATAAATAATATTATGAGAGAAATAATGAGGAATATAATACTAGTAATCACTTTAGACGCAATAATATGTTATTTGCTAGGGGCTTTCATAAATGCGGATTTTAATTTCATTCATTGGGGAACTATGTTTAGAGCATGTGTAGTTGTTTTCATGGTAGTAACTACATTACTTATATGCGTAGTTATGATAGATGATAAAATAGATCCATTCAAAGAAATAAATGAATTGTAAAAATAAATGGTTAAATGGGTGGCGGAATTGGTAGACGCTGGACGCTAAGATAATTCTTAGTTCATTGGTTTCGGGATCAATTAATTGAATCATAGCCAACCAATGCAGGTTCGAATCCTGCCCCATTTACGAAAATCAAACATACAGGCGACGGCTGCGTATGATATTGTTGACAGCCGGGGAAGACTGGCGTTTTTTAAGTAATTACTAATTCGGCAATTAATTGCCCATTTATCTTTTATTAGAAATAAATGTGTTGATTATTGGAGGAAAAGGAAGTTTATTGCCGCTTTTAATAGTTTAAAAAAAAGGCTAGGAATTGGGTTGTTAAATAATTTAGTAAAATAGTAAAAATATTAGTAAAATACGTAATTTTGTTGTATGGCGGGAAGACCGACTAAATATAAAAATGAATATAACGAACAAGCTTATAAGCTATGTTTGCTTGGTGCCACTGATAAAGAGTTATCCGACTTTTTTGAAATTTCTGAATCAACATTGAATCTTTGGAAGAAACTCCATAAAGAATTTTCGGAGTCCGTAAAGGCTGGTAAAATAATTTCAGACGCAACTATTGCTAGTAAACTTTATCAACGAGCTATGGGTTATAGATATGATGAAGTGCATTATGAAAAGGTGAATGTTGATGTCGATAAGGTTGAGGAAACTAATAACGACGATATGAAAATAGAGGTTTAAAAAGAAATTAATTACTAAAGAAGTCGCCCCAGATACTACAGCAGCTATATTTTGGCTTAAAAATAGACAAAAAGAAAAGTGGAGAGATAAGCAGGAAATAGATCATACAACAAAAGGAGAGAGTTTAGGTACTGTTCCTATGGTTGTAATTCAAAATCCTCATGCTTCCGACTAAACCTCAATATGATATTATTGTAAGCCGTAAAGCTGTTAATTTATTTCTTGCAGGTCAAGGAAGTGGTAAAACACATTGCGCAGGTGCAATAAGTGCAATGCTAATATCAAATTTTCCCAAAGTAAAAGGTCTTATTGCTGCTAATACATACGATCAATTAAATAGATCAACAATGTATCGTATTCGTGAAGTTTGGGAACATGAATTTGGGATATGCGAATACGATAGTAACACCAGTAAAGGTTGTTTTGTAGTTGGTATAACACCTCCAAAGCATTTTAATACAGAAGGACATAATTATGATCGATATAATAACATTATAAGCTTTGATAATGGGGCGACAATTTATATTGGAAGTTTCGATAATTATAAAGCTTTAGACGGAATGGAAATAGGGTGGGGTATATTGGATGAGACTAAAGACACTAAAGAGGAAGCTGTTAAAGAAGTAATTGTAGGGAGGTTAAGACAAAAGGGGTTATTCGTTAATAAAAAAGGCGAGTTAACAATAAATCCAAAAGAGGCTACACCTTTTAACCCATTATACATTTTCACTTCACCGGCTAAGGTCCAATGGATCAACGAATGGTTTAGCTTAGATAAGTTTCAAGATGAAATTACAGCACAGATTTATTCAGATAAAAGTTACTTCAGAAAAGAGATAGGTAATAAGTTAATAACGATAAGTTCAACTTATCACAATATTGCAAATCTTCCTTCAAACTATATTGAAAATCAAAGAGAGAATTTGCATTCGGGTTTGCAGGATATGCTTATTTATGGAAATCCTTTTAGTAAAGCAGGAGGAGAGTTTTACAAATGCTTTTCAAGAAATGATAATACTTGTGAGCCTAAATACAAAAGCCATCTTCCGTTGCACATTACCTGGGATTTTAACGTTAACCCATTTGTTACTTGCTGTGTCTGGCAGTTAGAAGGAAAGACAGCTATTCAGATTGACGAAATATGCTTACAAAGCCCTAAAAATAAAACAGAGGATACGTGTAACGAGTTTATAAGAAGATATACGGGCCATAATGCAGGACTATTTATTTACGGTGATCCTTCAGGTAAACAAGAAGATACACGAAGTGAAAAAGGGTTTAATGACTATGTAATAATTCGGCAGTTTTTAAATCAATTTAAGCCCTCTTTACGTGTGGCTAATGTTGCGCCACCTGTAAAGACAAGGGGAGATTTTATAAACACTGTTTTTGAAAAAAATGTATTAGGATTAAAATTTTTAATAGGTAAAAACTGCAAGCATTCCATTAATGATTATGTGTATTTAAAGGAAGCGTCTGACGGAACTAAGCTAAAGGAAAAAGTTAAAAACCCAGACACAGGTATTACTTATGAAAAATATGGCCACCCTTCCGATGCTAACGACTATCTTCTTTGCTATGCTTTTGCTGCTGAATTTATATTATATCAGAAAGGCGGCATCTCACCAAAAATTAGTTTAGGTAAAAACATTTCTAAACATTCGTATTAGTTTTTCGCTTCTTTACACTTTACAACTTCTTAACACTAATATCTTTAGTACACTGCCAATTTCTTTAGCTAATTTTGTCTAAACAATTTAGCTAATGTCTTACTTGATATTGTCTGACTTTAAAAAGTTGATTCAAACAGATAATTTAACAGCTATTATCGGTAACGACTATTCGATACTTGAACAAGTAAAACAGGCAGCACAAACAGAAGTTACTTCTTATCTCATACAAAAGTATGATTGTTCAAAAGAATTTACAGATACTTTACTTTGGAATAGATCAACAACATATAAGGCGAAACAACGAGTATATCTTGATGCTACTGCTTATAGCGCATCAGCCACTTATGCTTTAAACGATTTATGTTTACAAGCTGGTAATGTTTACATCTGTACAACTGCAATAAATGTGGCTGAAGCGTTTACGCCAGCGCACTGGACTTTGATTAGTGCGCAATACTCAATGTTTTACATCACACTTCCTAAACCTGAATTTGATCTGAATGCTATTTACAAAGTTGGCGATCAAGTATGGTGGAAGGATAAAGTTTATACTTGTGCCATAGCGACAGTCTTGTTAAGCCATGAGACACAACTCCAATACGGTGACTATAGTAGCATACCGCCACGAAATGTTTTCCCTGATGATGCAGTGAATGGTGTAAGAAATTGGGGTAGTGGCACACCTTATTCTGTTGCAGCAGCTACATTACCAACAGATACAACGAAATGGACAGCAGGAGACAATCGTAATCCACAGCTAGTAAATTATTGCATTGATGTTGCCCTTTATACAGTTCATTCAAGAATAGCTCCACGTAATATACCTGACTTACGAGTAAAGCGATATGATGATGTGATTAAATGGCTACAGAATGCCGCTACTGGAAAATCTATTACGGCAGCATTGCCTTTGATTCAACCTACACAGGGTAGACGTATTCGCTGGGGCAGTGATGTTAAAAAAATAAATAACTATTAATGGCCAATAGAATCCAACGCATATTGTCAGCAATAAAAAATCCTATTAAAAAAGAAAGTGCAAAAACCAATATTGTACCAATACAATTATTACGTATTGCACAAGATGCACAGACAAGAAAGGATGCTATTGCGGAGGCAGAAAGAGCATACTTCCCTTATCGCTATAAGATGCAACAAATGTTTCTTAATACAATTGATAATGGGCATATAAAAGCTTGCATGGAACGCCGGAAGGACTTAACATTATTGCGAGATTGGTATTTTGGGGAGCCTGACAAGCCTAATGATGAAATAACAGAATTATTCACTAAAACATGGTTTACTAATTTCCTTTCTCATGCAATGGATGCATTGTTTTTTGGTTATAGCTTAATACAGTTGGATGATTTAATCGATAATAACTTTCCAAAATTATCTGTTGTAAAGCGATGGAATATTTCTCCAGATAGACTTGAAATTACTTCTTTCCCTTATATGCTTAATGGCATTAAGTTTTTGGAAGATGAAAATTATAAAAATTGGTATATCTACATTGATACCCCAAATGATTTAGGTACGTCACCTTGTGGTTACGGGTTACTGTATGATGTTTCTATTTATGAAATCTTTTTACGTAACCTTTTAGGATTCAATGGAAGTTTTGTAGAGTTATTCGCACAACCATTTCGGCATGGGAAAACTAATAAAACAAGTGAAGATGAGCGTGCAGAGTTCGCTTCTATGCTTCAAAATCTTGGTTCTTCTGGTTATGCTATTACTGATCCCACAGACGAAATAACTTTTATTGAATCTTCTTTAGGAGGTACTGGTTATAAGTCGTACGACAATCTTGAAGCACGTTTGCAAAAATTAGTTAGTAAAGTGTTTTTGGGCCATGCTGATGCTCTTGATAGTACGCCTGGTAAACTAGGTAGTGGTAGCCAAGAAGATAACCCAGTGTACACAGCTTTGCGTGATAAGCAAATAAAGGATGGCGAATTTGTGGAAAATATCGTTAACGATATTTTATTACCAGCACTTTGCAATTTAGGTTTTGTAATACCTGACAATTGTAAATTCTGTTTTAAAAATGATGCTGAAGTAATGGAGAATGCCAATACCATTACTGATTTAGCTGTCAAGATCAAGCAGGCGGGCTTACAAATGGATGAAACTTATTTTACAGAGCAGACAGGTATAATAGTTAGTGCGCCTGTTAAACAAGTGGTAACACCCTTTAATAAAAATATTCAGAATAAGCTAAAATCATTGTATAGATGAAATACAGTGAAAAGCAAATATCAAAATTCTTAGATGGCATATTCGATGGCTCTATAACAGAGTTTGATTTACCTGAAGATTATTACAAAGCGGTAGCAGATTATTTGAAGTCGGGTTTATACAAAGGGTTTGGGATGAATTTAGAACAAGCAGTAGGGAAGGACTTAGAACTACTTACACAACTACGTGAGAATGTTTACATGTTCGGGGCAGCTAAGACTTATCAAGAGGTAAAGGAAATTTCATCGTTGCTTATTGATGAAGATGGCAATGTTAGAACACAAAGAGAGTTTAACGAGATCGCAAGAAATACTTACGATCAATGGAATGATGATTGGGGAAAGACGGAGTACAATACAGCTATTGGGCAGGCACAAATGGCATCAAAGTGGAATGAGATTGAAAAGCAAAAGGACGTGTTACCACTATTACGATATTCAGCAGTACTTGACGAAAACACATCGGATATATGTGCGCCACTTGATGGAATAGTTGCACACGTGGACGATCCTATTTGGGATTCCATTACACCGCTTAACCATTTTAATTGTCGTTGCATTTTATTACAAGAAGATGGGCTGGATTCAGAGCCAACAAAAGGGAATGAAGAAATTGTTGCAGAGGTTGAAGATAAAATGCAACCAGTATTTATAAACAACGCAGGTAAAACAGGGGAAGTCTTTACAAAAGACCATCCCTATTTTGATGCACCTAAAGAATTAGGAAAAAACAATTTTGGTTTACCAATACCTGAAACAGATGATTAAAACAGGAAACATAGCAGCCGATTCAGTGTATGCAGCAATGCGGCATTATAAAAACTTTGGCCGAACAGTAAAAACAGTTAATCTCTCGAAATCTTATTGGGGTATATTCTTAGTTTTTATTCGTGAGGAAAAACCAGAGTTAGAAATTTCTGACGAAGGCATACAGTTTAATAATGTTCTTATACGTAAGGGCCATTCATTTATGAAGCAAAATTTAGAGTGTGAATTAAACGCATTAATACCAGTACATGAGCGACAATAAATTTCGTTTTGAGCAATTGAAAATGAACTTACTTAAAATGAAAAGTGAGTTGCCCGTTGTTTTAGCGAATCATGCGCAAAGCTTCTTTGTTCGTTCATTCAAAAATCAAAGTTGGGATGGCCAAGCTTGGAAAGAGGTTAAACGCCGGCAAGATGATACACCAGAGTATAAGTACCCAAAATTTAAGGGGCTTAGTAGAAGAACCAGCCCAATATTGGTAAGAACAGGGGCTTTACGTAGAGCAGTAAGTAATAGTATTCGTTCTGCAACTTTTCAAAGTATTAGGCTTGTAGTTGATTTACCTTATGCAGCTGTACACAATGACGGTGACGAGACTGTGAATATTTCACGTCGTCGATATATGGGTAATAGCCCCATATTAATGCAAGAGCAAAGGCAGAAGATAAAATTGTATGTAAATAAAATGTGGAAAGCTTAAAAATAAATAGATGCCAGGGATAGTAGCACCATTAACTGATTTATTAACAAAAATTGCAACGTTAGATGTAGTTAACGGTGACGGTAGTACTGTTAAGTTATACACTCGTGTTTGGAATAATCAAATACGGTATGAAGAAGACGGACAGCTTTATAATTTTCCTAAACCTGCGGCCTTCATTGAAATTGTTTCTCCTGCAACATTTGAAATATTAGGGCAAGGTTATAGATCGTGTGATATAAATTTCAGAATACACCTATCGCACGAAAATTATAATAGTGAAGGAACATTTGAACAGGATTTATTGATATTCAATTTACGGGATAAGATTATAGGATTATTGACAGGTTATAGGCCAACAAATTGCAGCCCTTTAAATGCAATGAGTGAGCAACAAGATTTTGAGCACCGCAATACTTACCATTACATTATTGACTTTGTAACCAATTTTACTGACACTAAAGGTAGTCGGTTAGATAGTGATAATCCTAATGCATTTATTACTAAGGCACCACCTACAGACCTTGAATTGGACACTACTATAGAACAAAACACAGGCGGCCAAATTGGGCAACAAAAATATTTAATACCACAACGTTAAAAGCATGGCTCGTAAAGTAGAAGAAATAAACCAGTACATCGTTGATAATCTTGTTATCAATTTCGCTGCTATTGGCATTACTATTGACCCAATCACTTGGAGTAAGAGAAATATTTTACGTGCTATCTGTTTTACTATTGCTGTTTGCCAGGCATTATTAGAGCAAATACAAGATGTCTTTATACAGAATGTTGAATCTATTGCTGATCGTGCGCCGGCGGCAAGCCCTAAATGGGTGCAGGATAAAATGTTTAAGTTTCAATATTCTGCAACTGATCCACAGGTAATAGCTTTAATCGATACCATACCCACTTATCCGGTTGTCAACGAAGATTTACGAATTATCACAGCCTGTAGTGTAACAAGCAACGTTAGCAATGAGACACAAATAAAAGTCGCAAAAGGAAATCCTTTTCAGGCATTAGATGGTAGTGAGAAATCAGCAGCACAAGGGTATATTAATATTATTGGTGTAGCAGGTATTAACTATGTGGTGATTAGTTTAGGAAGTGACAAACTTTATATTGAAGCAGACATTTATTATCAAGGGCAATATAGCGCAGTTATACAAGCTACAATGATTGCTGCGATTGAGGCATGGTTTGTAAAGCTGGCGACTACACAATTTAATGGTGCAGCTGAAATGTCTGATTTAGAAGCTACAATGATTGCTGTGCCAGGTGTTAATGATGTTGTTCTTAAAAATGTACGGGGTAGAGCAAATACAGATTTATTTAGTGCAGGAATTGATTTAGTACTTGGTACAGCAATCATTCAAAGGAAGTGGCAAACAATTGCAGGATATATTGGACAAGAAGATACACCAACTAAAACATTTGCAGACACTTTAAACTTTATAGCAGAGTAATGCCAAATTTATTTGACATAAATTTCGATCAACAGGCTATAGACTTATTACCGCCTGACAAACGAGACCCTCAACCGGTTACGTTATTGCAAACTCTATTGAAGCCATTGCAATGGTGTAGAGATTTGGTATTGGGTAATTATAAAACAGGAGCAACAGCATCGCCTTACGCCCCAGGTTCATATAATAAATACGAGCAAGTATTATTTCAAAAGAGTGTATATGAAAGCTTAATTGACAGCAACACAGATGACCCAACAATAACAACTAACTGGCGGTTAATTCAATCAAATTTTATAGGTGTTGATGAAAGGATAAAATACAACGGGCAGACAATTATTTTAGAGTATGCCTTAAATAAAGAATTTGGAGGAACTTTTCGCCAACCAGGTTCATCGTCATTTAGTGATATTTATATTACAAATGTTGCAGCAGTTTTAGCAGGCTTTAGAATTGGGGAAGATGAAACAGACGCTTCTAGTATAGGGCAAACAACTTCATCCGATAGCATTGGCGGAACATATCCATTTGTACAGGTGTACAATTTTCAAATAAATTTTTTAGATACTCTTTATGCTTTAACGAATGAAAAAGCAGTAAGAAATTTTGTAGATAAATACATTCCTGTTTCACTTAATTATACAATAGTAACATACTCTTAATATGAAAAAATTAGATTACACTCCAATATCAAATTCAGCACAGTTCTTCCCGAAGAAAGGAACATTGGCATTTTTACAATTGGCTTTTCAAGAAGGGTTTACTGCTATTATTCAATCATTAATAGGAGCTGGCTATGATCCAGCTGTAGTTTATGTATTGCGTGGTGTAGTTAATTCTGGTACTTACCCTTCTTATGATATTACTGAAGGAGTGGTGTTTTATAATGGCGAAATATTTTATGTAGATGCTGCTTCTTACACTGCGGTAGGAGCGGATGTCGCTGTTTTTAATATTGTTCAAACACAATATACAACAGATGCAGACCCATGTACTTTTAGTGATGCTACTTTACACAACATTCATAATATTCGTAAAATTCATACAACTGCGGCTGCGAGTGGTAGTGGTATTGCAAATTATGCGCAAGCATACTTTTTGAATTTTGTAATACCTGCGCAACTAAATTTAACTGCTCCTACAGATTCGCCTTATGATGATAATGTTCTTCAATTGATTGGGGCTTATCCAAACTTACAATTATACGTGCCTACTCCACCAAATAATGACCACCCTGTTATTGCAATGGGTAGTATTAATCTTGGGGATATTGCACCAGGCGGCGGCGATTATGCTGTTGTATTTGGTGTGGCTACAGCGGTTAATACTTATACTGTTACTGGTTCAATAATTAGTAACGGTACGCCTACTACTGATGCAAGTGTGTTTTGGGTTGTAAGAAATAGAACAGTGAATGGTTTTACTTTAACCGCTCGTGAAGGATTTGGAGCCGGTGTACAAAATGTTGCTTTCGAATATGTGTGTATTAAACAATAAATTTTACGTCTATGTCTGAAACAAAAAAATCATCTGCGCACCAAAGAAGTGTTGAAGGCTACTTAAAGCCAAACCTCCACAGTTTTTTTACTGATTATATAAATAAAAATGAGATTAGTAAAAGTGCAGCTATTAATGATGCTGTAAAAGCGTTAAAAGAAAAACAGACATCAAAAAAATAGTGCCTTACTTTTTGCACGAATAGTGCCTTACTTTTTGCCTCCTCAATTGGAGGCATTTTACTTTTATGCCACGATGTACGTAATAGACTACAATACAGATGAACCAATAATGATGCTTGATAAGCATATTGGTATGGATAATGAAGACGGGATGGGTATTGACGGCTCTTTGTTTGCACAGGAGTTATTGCAACTTGACACAA